CCTAAGGAGAAATACAAATGGCTAAAAAAGTTCTTGGGCAATCAAACCCATCTGCAACTACACTAACAACTCTATACACAGTACCTTCTGCTAAAGAAGCAGTTGTATCAACTATTTCAGTGGCTAACTTGGCAGCAACTTCTGCTACATTCCGTCTTGCTGTACGCCCTGCGGGCGCAACTATTGCTAACCAACATTACATTGGTTATGACATTACAGTCGGAGCATCCGACTCAACTCTTATTACAGTTGGTTTAACACTAGCAACTACGGATGTGATTTCAGTATACGCATCAACCGCAAACGTAGCATTCTCAGCGTTTGGAGATGAGGCTTCAGTCTAATGGCTATCTCAAGTTTTAAGACTGGAGTCGTATCACCATCAAGTGTTCTTGCTGGTAATTCTATTTCTAACAAAGCAACTGGTGGCACTAAAACTGTTGCTAGTGATGGCTTTACTTATCATACATTTTTATCTTCAAGCACCTTTACACCTAACATAACTTTATCTTGCGAGGTATTAGTTATTGGCGGCGGCGGTGCGGGTGGAGTTTCTTATGGTGCAGGTGGTGGTGCAGGTGGTGTATTCCACGCTGTTTCACAATCATTATCCACTGCTCAGACAGTAACCATTGGTGCTGGTGGAATAACTCCTTCGGTTGGTCCTAACGCTGCCAATGGAACTGATTCAACTTTTGGTTCACTAACTGCTGCCAAAGGTGGTGGCTCGGGTGGGTGTAACTCAACCGTAGGAAGCAATGGTGGTTCTGGTGGTGGTGGTGGTGGGTTAAATGCTCGGGCTGGTGGCACCTCTACTCAAACAACCACAGGTGGAACTGGTTATGGTTTTGCTGGTGGTACTTCAAGTACAACTGCTGCTGGTGGTGGTGGTGGTGCAGGAGGCGATGCTGGATTCCATATTCTTTCTAATCAAGGTGGCGCAGGTGGCGCAGGAACAAGTGCGTTTTCGGCTTGGGGTTCTGCTACTAGCACTGGCACAAATGTAGGTGGAGTTTATTATTATGCTGGCGGTGGCTCAGGCGCTGGAACTGGTGGCGCAGCAACACCTGGTCCTGGTGGAACAGCTAATGGTGTAGGCGGTGCAGCCAATACTGGTGCTGGTTGCGGTGGAGATAATCCTGGACAAACTGGCGGTTCAGGTATTGTAATTGTTCGTTATTTAACATAAAGGGAGAATAGTAATGGCTATTAGAAGTCTTAAAACTGGCGAATTTAGTCGCAAACTTCTTGTTGGTAATGGACCTTTTAATGCAGCCTCAGCAACTGGTGGCACTATAACTTCAGATGCAACATATTGGATTCATACTTTTACTTCATCAGGAATGTTTACACCTCAAAGAACTTTATCTTGTGACTATTTAGTAGTTGCAGGTGGAGGTGGAGGTAACGATAACTGGGTTGGTGGTAGTGGCGGAGGCGGTGCTGGTGGTTTTAGAACTGCTACTTCACAATCTTTTACAGCAACTGGTTATGCTGTAGTTGTTGGTGCTGGTGCTACTGCTAGAGCAAAAGGAAATGATAGTTCAATAAATGGCACAATTTCTACTGGTGGCGGAACAGGCGGAGCATCTTACGCAGTAGGTTTTGCTGGCGGTTCAGGTGGCGGTGGCGGTGGTGGCGACACCACAAAAGCAGGTGGTGCTGGTAATACGCCAAGTACATCTCCTGTTCAAGGTTATGCGGGTGCATCTGGTAACGCTCAGGCTGGTGGACAAGATGGTCGTAATGGCGGCGGTGGCGGAGGTTCTTCCGCTGTAGGTGGAACTCCTTCTTATAGCAGTGGCGGTAATGGTGGAGCAGGTACATCTAATTCATATTCTGGTTCAGCAGTAACTTACGCTGGCGGTGGTGGTGGATTTACAAATAGCAACTCACCTGGCGCTCAAAGTTCTGGTGGCTCTGGTGGTGGTGGCGCAGGTGGTAAGGGTGCTACTGCAGGAACTGCAGGAACTGCCAATCTTGGTGGAGGCGGTGGCGGAGATGCCGCTGGTGGCTCAGGAATTATTATTATTCGTTATCCAAAGTAAAGGAACAACTAATGTCTGTTGTAAGCATTAAAAATAAAACTAAAAGTGGTTCATTACTTATTGGCAATACTGCCTTTACTGGTCCTTATGCAACAGGTGGAACTGTATCTTCTGATGCTACTTATTACTATCACGCATTTACTTCATCAGGAACTTTTACTCCTTTAAGAACAAAATCTTGTGACGTATTAGTAATTGGAGGCGGAGCCTCTGGTGGAACTGGTTGGTGGAACGGTGGAGGTGGAGGTGGAGCAGGTGGTGTTTTTTATGCTACATCTCAAACAATATCCGCTGCCCAGACAGTAACCATTGGCGCTGGTGGCGCCTTAGTTAATGGTTCTGCTGGAACTTCCGCAAATGGTAATCAAGGTTTTGACACTACATTTGGTTCATTGACTGTCGCTCTTGGTGGCGGTTATGGCGGTGGTGCTGGATACGGCACTGGCGGAACTGGTGGTTCTGGCGGCGGCGCTGGTGGTGCTGGTAGCAATACACCAGGCGCCGCTGCAACTCAAACAGGAACTGGTGGTACTGGGTACGGTAACGCAGGTGGTGGCAACAGTGGTTACTCCGCAATGGGTGGTGGAGGTGGTGCTGGTGCGGCTGGAGCAAATGCTGCACCAGGCGTTAGCGGTCTTGCTGGTAATGGTCTTAATACCTGGTCATCTTGGTTGTCTGCTGCTGGCTTAGGTGTTAGTGGTTATATTGCTGGCGGTGGCGGTTCTGCTGGTTCAGGTCGCGCTGGTGGTCTTGGTGGTGGTGGACAAGAAGGTAACTGGAATACTGGTGGCCCAACTGCTGGAACAATTAATACAGGTTCTGGCGGTGGTGGTGCTGGTAGTCAAACTGCTGGTTACAACATTTCTGGTGCAGGTGGTTCAGGTTTAGTTATTGTTAGATACACAAAGGCATAAGGGAGATATAAATGGCACATTTCGCACAACTAAATGGAAACAATATAGTCACAAGAGTAATTGTTGTGGCTAATGAAGAACTACTTCTTGATGGAGTAGAAAATGAAGATAAAGGAATTGCTTTCTGTAAGTCTTTGTTAGGCGAGGATACTCGCTGGGTACAAACATCTTACAACGCAACATTCCGCAAGAATTATGCTGGCATTGATTACACATATGACTCAGTTGCTGACCATTTCTTTGCACCCCAGCCTTATCCATCTTGGACATTAGACGCTGATGCTAAGTGGCAAGCACCTACAGCAATGCCAGTAGATGGTAATGGATATGTTTGGAATGAAGAAACATTATCTTGGGATGAATTAGTACTACCAACCGAATAATTAAGGAGTCATAGTGGCAAGAGACATTACCGAAGGTAGAGCCGAACGTGCCATTGCGGTTGACGTAGGTGTTGTATCTACCTCTGCTGTATGGCAGAATACTGACATTGCCTATGACGTAGCAATAGGTGGACTTCCATTCATCTATGCTATTAATGACGCACGTCCTTATATCCGTCAGACTGCACCCTTTCGCAAAGACCAGTTTGATAATGGACAAGAGCCAGGTGAGCAATCGCTAACTGGCTGGTGGATTCGTTCACAAGCATCATTCCATTCAGGTACTGGCATCAAGTTCTATGACCCAGCACAGACAGATGAAATTGGACACTACCGATTTTCCGACAGTAAAGGTGTCAATGTCTGGACTAAGGGGCAGGTAACGCTACTAAAGTCTTGTACATCAGGTCACGTAACAACTGGTCCTATCGCATCTAATGGTGTAACTCAACAGCATATGCGTTCTATTAAGTGGAGCACCTTTACTGGTGCTTTACTACATGATGAGTATGATGTAGATAAGATTAAAGTAACAGACCCAAGTAATCCAGTTCATTTTATTGATTACAATTCTGGCACTGATTCACCCGTGTATGCCATCTGTGATGACGGTACCTTTGCTTATTGGATTACCAATACTTCTACTAAAAAGACCGTGTATAAAAAAGCATTAACTTTAACTTCATCAGATGCTGATACAAAAATGTTTGATGAAATTGGCACAATATCAAATGCTGTTATGGAGTATGTAAAAGATAGAATTGTTTTATGTGCTGATAATAAAGTATATGAATTTGCTACATCAGCAACAGCAATGCCAGCTGCTGTATACACTAATCCAACTACAACTCACGTATACACATCTATTGCTGCATCAGGTCCTGCAATTTATATTGCTGGTTACAATGGTAGCCAGTCAACTATTCAAAAGTTTACTCTCAATACGTCAGGTGTAATGCCAACTTTGACTTCTGCTATTACAGCAGCAGAACTTCCAGTTGGTGAAATCGTACATAAAATTTATTACTATCTCGGATATATGATGATTGGTACCAACAAGGGTGTTCGTGCTGCTGCCGTATCCGACCAAGATGGTTCGCTTAACTATGGTCCACTAATTGTGGAAACCATTCAACCTGTTTATGACTTTGCTGCCCGTGACCGTTTTATATGGGCTACTACGTCTGTCGCTGGTGAGCCAGGGTTAACTCGCATAGACCTTGGTAATGAATTAGAAACATTACGCTTTGCTTATGCTAATGATGTTTACTATGAAGGCGTTACTGGTCACGTCACAACTGCCGTCTGTTTCGATGGCAATACTGACCCGACCACAACTGACCGCCTTATGTTTGCTACTGCCTACGCCTCTGGTGATGGTGCTATATATGTAGAAGATGCTACAACTCTTCGTACTTCTGGATATCTAACTACAGGCAACATTCGTTATGGAACTCTTGAACCTAAGAACTTCAAGCGCCTACTAGGTCGTGGTGATTTCAGCAAAGGTTCTATGGTTCTTGAAACTGTAGACAAAGATGGCACAGAGTATGACCATATTACATACGACTCAGCCATTGGACCTATCGAAATAACCACTTCTAATCCAGCAACTGCTCAAGAGTATGTAGCCTATAAGTTTATCCTATATCGTGATACAACTACCACAAGTCTTGGTCCAATCTTTAAGGGTTATCAAGCCAAGGCAACTATTGCTACCCCGCGTCAGCGTGTAATGAAGTTTCCTGTATACTGTTTCGATGTCGAGACTGACCGTTTCAATACTGTAGTTGGATACGAAGGAAGAGCCTTTGAAAGAATTCAGAGACTAGAAGATGTTGAGGAGAACGGTGACGTTCTAACTTGGCAGGATTTATCAACTGGCGAATCTCGTCAAGCAATTGTAGAGCAAGTTACATTCACCCGCATGACTCCACCTGATAAGCGTTTCGACGGTTTTGGTGGCGTCCTTGAAATAACAATTAGGACAGTATAATGGAATTGAAAGACTATCTAACAGTGGCAGTTGCCGTCATAGCAATCTTCTCAGCATTTGCTGGTGGCATCAGGTGGATGGTCAAACATTATCTTAATGAACTTAAGCCAAATGGTGGCAGTTCAATGAAAGATTCTATGGTTCGCATGGAACAACGCATTGACGATTTGTATAAACTAATAGCAGAAAGATGAGTAACGATGACGGTAAAACTTGTAAAGAAAGCAACACCTGCTGCAATAGCAGTATTACGCCAAGCAACGGCACTGAAGCCCAAGCGTATGAAAGCCAGCGATGGACTCCTTCCTTCGGCTGCTCATCAAACACAGAATCCCAACTCTGACCACAACAGTGGCTTCGCTGCTGATATCACGCATGACCCTAAGTTTGGTATTGACTGTGCTGAAGCCTTTGAAAGATTACAGGCTGACAAGCGTGTCAAGTATCTAATCTTCAAGGGTCGTATCTGGTCTAAAGAACAAGGCGACCATGCTTATACTGGCAGTAACAAGCATATGAAACATTTACATATCTCAATCAAGGACGGCTTTGGGAATGACACTTCCCCTTGGTTTCCTTGGTTGGGCGAGCCAACAGTAATAAACAAAGTAAAGGCTAAACTCCCTAAGCCACTACCTAAGAAAGAGACAAAATGAATAAAGCAAAAGCACAAGCAATCGTAGCGACATATCTCAGAGCAGCCGTAGCATCTGTCATTGCCCTCTATCTAGCAGGAGTGACAGACCCTAAGGCCCTAGCATCAGCAGCGTTGGCTGCGGTAGCTGGTCCAGTCCTTAAGGCACTAGACCCAAAGGCAACAGAGTTCGGCAAGAAGACAAAGTAGTACTCATATAGGGCTCTAGCAGCCCCGTAGAGACAAGAAACCCCCTTACCTTAGGTATTATCCTAGGGCGAGGGGGTCTTTTGTCGTCCCTAAAACTAATTGTCTAGGTCGTCAGCTTCCAGGTCTTCGATGTGCTCACGGAACACCTTCAAATCCCTAAGTGCTTTCCTGCCCTTTAGTCTGATGTAATAAGTCTCAAGATAGATATAGATTTGATTCAGTATCTCTTTTACTATGAGTGCTGCAAGCACTCCATAGAATATATTTGACATTATTCTCCCTATAATATATATATTATTTATATAGTACATATAACCCCTTCGGGGTTTATATATTATTTACTATATATTCTAAGTATAACCATACGAACTGACCTTTGTCAACTGTAATCTGACAGGCTAGCTACACTTGACGTGACTGGGATAGTATGTTATACTCAAGATATGAGCATACAACTTGATGAATATACATTACCAGAGCACGTATCGTACTCCGCATTCTCAACCTATATAGACTGTGGGTACATGTATTACCTAGGCCGACTGCTCATGAAGGAGGAAGCTCCTTCCGTCTGGTCGGTAGGTGGTTCAGCCTTCCACCTCGCGTGTGAGAACTATGACAAGGGGTTGGTATGATAGATTCTAAACAACTATGGGAACAAGCATGGGTTGAATCCAAGGGAAGCCTTGACCTAACCAATGCTCGAGTCGCAGGTACTGCTACCAAAGCAAGACCTAACAAAGAAGACGTGTCATGGTGGAATGATAGTGGCCCACGCTGGGTACAATCATACATCGAATGGCGCGACGCTAATCCAACTTGGAAAATCTGGACTACCCCACAAGGGGCTCCTGCTATAGAGTTGGCTATGATACCTGAGTTCGCTGGTGTGCCAGTCAAGATGATTCTTGACAGAGTGTTCGAAGTCAATGGTGAGTTGGTCATCGCTGACTTGAAAACCTCTCGAGTAACACCTTCCAATACACTACAACTTGGATTCTATAAGGTCGGTCTTAAGAAGACCTTTGGAATTGATGTTAAGTGGGGGACATATTGGATGGCACGCCAGTCAGGTATCTCACCGCTAGTTGACCTATCCCAATACACTGAAGATAGAATCGAGTACCTTGTGGAAGGATTCGATAAGGCACGCAAAGCTGGCATCTTCTTGCCCAACACAAACAACTGCCAATACAGATGTGGACTGACAGCACACTGTCAGTTCTCAACAAAGATAGGATAACAAATGGAAGACTGGAAACTACAAGTATCATATAAGACACCTGCTGGTGACATGATTAATATCAGAGCGAACACAGCTGATGAACTCAGCGTGCTGCTTGAAGGTATTGGTGATTACTCAGTACAGGTAGCAGCAGTGCAACGATTGGTTGTTGGTGCTTACAACACGGCCCCTTTGGGGACGCAAGCTTCAATGCCAAGCACTCCGCCATCCACTTACTCCGCTCCACCCCAGGCTCAGGGTCCGTCGTTTACACCTCCTCCAAGCGCAATCACGCCACAGGGAACAGCGAGCCCGACCTGTATACACGGAGCAAGAATCTTCCGACAGGGGATAAGCAAGACGACTGGGAAGCCTTACGCTTTCTGGGCATGTCCGACACCGCAAGGCACACCTGACCAATGCAAGCCAGTAAACTAACGAGAGGAACATCATGAGCATCTGGGACAATCCTGAGTTCAAGAGTGAAGGAACAAGTAGCACCTATGTTAACTTTAAAAACATTGGTGACTCAGTAGAAGGAACAGTACTAAGTGTAGGACTACAGACATGGGACGATGGAACTGTAGCACCGAAGATTATACTTCATACTGCTGAAGGTGAACGAACATTGACCGCTGGTCAAGTTCGATTGAAGATGGGACTAGCAGAGAAGCGACCTGAACAGGGTGACTATCTTGCTGTTAAGTTTGTATCCATCGAAGACCGTGGCGGTGGTAAGACACTTAAGCACTTCGATGTAGCTGTCCGTAAAGCAATGACAACTGCACCATTTTAATTAAGTAGATGACAGGCCATAGCCATCAAGTCACACCGTCAGGGTGGCTATGGTCTCTTTCTAGAGGGGGGAATAACAAATGCGTACACTTGTCCGCTCTATTGGTCGTGCCAGTATTGGTGGAGAGCCGTTGCCTAGTTGCTTTAAGGCGTTCGAGAACAACAAGATTATCATTAGACGCTCTGAAGTTTCAATGTTCGCAGCAGCACCAGGGGTTGGAAAATCCACACTAGCATTAGCACTAGCACTAAAGATGAAAGTACCAACGCTGTACATATCAGCAGATACTAACGCACACACTATGGCTATGCGATTAGCATCAATGATTTCAGGTAAGTCGCAGTCAGATGTAGAGGGAATGCTATCAACTGATATCGGTTGGACTAAGGCTACACTAGCTAAAGGTTCACATATTGTTTGGTCATTTGAATCAGCACCAACACTACAAGATATTGATGAAGAAGTAGAAGCGTTCGAAGAACTATGGGGTTGCCCACCAACCCTAATCGTAGTAGATAATCTAATGGATGTGGCCACCGATGGTGGTGAAGAGTTCGCATCAATGCGAGCCATCATGAAGGAGTTGAAGTATCTTGCCCGTGCTACTAATGCTGCTGTTGTTGTTCTCCATCATACAAGTGAGGCTGTCATGGGTAGTCCTTGTCAACCACGCAGTGCCATTCAGGGTAAGGTTGCTCAGCTTCCTGCGCTTATCTGTACTCTTGGTGTTGTGGGTACTAGTATGGGTGTCGCACCCGTGAAGAACCGCTACGGTAAAGCTGATGCAGGTGGTGGCTTAATGACTTGGGTTGCTTTCAACCCTGAGTACATGTTCATAGATGATATACCAGAGAATGTGTGAGGATATGGAAAAGACAATTAAGATTATGAAACAAGAAGCTTATGTTGAAGGTTATCAAGATGGATACCAAGCTGCTACTAATGAATTGAAGGCAAAGAATGACAACACGAAAATCACACAAGGCTAGGGGAGCAACATATGAAACACAACTACGAGATTATTTTAGACGAAATGGATATGACGCTGAGAGACTTGCAAGAACAGGCAAGCGAGATGAAGGCGATGTTGCAATCAGAGCTGACTTCCTTGGCTCAGTTGGGGTCATCGAAGCCAAAGCTCCAGGTCAATCAGGTCGCATTGACCTCTCTGGTTGGACGAAAGAAGCTCAGATTGAAGCAACTCATTATGCGGAAGCAAGAGGCATTGACAGAGAAGCAGTGTTGCCAGCAGTCATCATCAAAGCTAGAGGCAAATCGATGGAAGATTCGTACTTAGTATTTAGATTGGGCGATGTCTTTGGAAAATGATATGCCTTCGGTTAAGTCGGTGCTTGAGCACTACGGTGCAGAGATACGACGTGACCATGGGCAGGTCAATCTTAAGTGTCCCTTTCATGGGGACACACACCAATCAGGTACAGCAAACTTAGATGACAATGTATTCTATTGCTTTGCTTGTGGCATAGGTGGTAACAGTTTACAATTAATATCAAAGCAGGAAGGGGTGGATATACGTGGTGCAAAGAGATTCGCAGAAGGAATTACTGGGGTTAGCTACGCGGAAGTACGCGGAAAGCATTTATCAGGCAGAAGATTACCTCAGAAGTCGGGGAATTACAATGGAAGTAGCGCGACTAGCAAGATTAGGCGTCGTTAGTGAACCCGAAGCAGGACATGAAGCTTACGCGGGACGGCTTGCTATTCCGTATCTCACTAAGACTGGCGTCGTTGACCTACGTTTTCGCTCACTTAACCCTGCTGTTGAACCGAAGTATATGGGCATGGTTGGGTCTGATACTCGCATGTATAATGTACTGGACATTGAACGTGCTGGCGATTGGATTGGAGTCTGTGAAGGAGAACTGGACACGCTTACTCTTTCTAAGTGCGTTGGAATTCCCTGTGTTGGAGTCCCAGGCGCAAACTCTTGGAAGAAACATTACACAAGATTACTTGCCGATTTCGAGAGAGTATTTATCTTCGCTGACGGAGACGCGCCAGGCAGGGAGTTTGCCAATAGTCTTGCCAAGGAACTACCAGTTACAATCATTGGATTCCCAGACGGGGAAGATGTTAACTCAGCTTATACTAAATACGGGGCAGAATTCATTAGAGAGAAAGCAGGGATAGTAGATGTCTGATGATACTGAGAAGTGTCCTGAGTGTGGTGAACACTTTGACAATGCCTTCGAAGCAATCGACCACATACTTGAGGACGATGAAGACTTTGACCCAGCATTAATTTTACCCAATGGATATCGTTTGATGATTGGGTCGTTGTTACGCTGTATGTATCGGTACGCAGATGAACCTGAACAGATACGAAAGATAACACAGTCAACGTTCTTAACTTTATTTACAGCAGAGACACAACCTAGTGTCATGAAAGATGTTGTTGAAGATATGATTGTTGATTCTAGCATGATGGACTTGGACGATGAACTCAAAAACCTACTGGCAGATGGAGCGTGAAGAGATATGGCAGATTATAAATCATTTGGTGCATCAAGGATTAAAGGTGACCAGTTTCCACAAGGAGAACGAACACCTGATAATACAACTCAGCGTCCCTCTCTTGACTTCGAAGACGAAGTAAGAATTGTATATGATGAGTTAATGTCATTGCTTCTCAAGAAGCATAAGGACTATGGTCCTAAGAACATAGCAGATGCGCCAGGTGGTGCGTTGAATGGATTGCGTGTGCGAATGCACGATAAGTTGGCGCGTGTTAATAACCTCGTTGATACAGGTGACACGCCTCAGTATGAAAGCCTTGAGGATTCCTTCAAGGATATGGCTAACTACGCAATCATAGGATTGCTAGTACTACGAAAGCATTGGGACAATGACTAACAAATCAAGCTTCGACTTAGACTTCGGCTTCGGACGTAAAGGTGAGCAGTTAGTAGATGAGTTGCTTACTGGTGGGCGTACTGTTGAAGTAAAGCGTGACCGCAAGTGGGCTAAGACTAACAACCTTTACATCGAAACCGAATGCTACTTCAAGAAGATTGAGGGCTGGGGCCCATCAGGGCTAGGCGTAACTGAGGCTGCGTACTGGGCGTTCGTACTTGAAGAGTCAACACTCATCGTACCAACTGACGCATTGCGTTGGTGTGTTACTGAGTTTGGTCGAGAGATTACCTGTAATATTCCACCTAATATTTCTAAAGGTTATCTAATTACAGTAGATGATTTAATGTCAGCGACCCGACTATATAAGAAGGCGACAAGTGGACTGGTCAAGAATTGAACCTTGGGATTATTTAATTACTAAAGTTGCTAGTGAGTACCATAAAAAGTTTGACATGGTTGAACTATATGATATAAAGCAAACACTATACGAGTGGTTCGCACACCACCCTAATAAACTAGATGAGTGGGAAGCCATCGGGCATAAGGACACTAAGAATTTATTGTATCGTTCGTTACGTAACGAGGCATTGGATTATTGTCAGCGATGGAAAGCCAAGTCACTCGGCTATGACACATCTGACTTGTATTACTATGAGCCTGAAGTAATTGAGGCTTTACTACCTGCTGTATTGCGTGGAGAGTTTGCTGCTACCCATAAGTTAGACTTGGGTAGGACTGGTAGACCAAGCGCACCATCAGAAGGTGGGAATCTACAGGTGTTAATGCTTGAAATAGACTCTGCGTATTGGAAGATTAACAAAGAGGATAGAAGGTTACTATTCCTCCGCCACGCAGAGTCCCTTGATTTCAAGGAGATAGCTAACGCACTTGATTTAGGCACAGATGATGCTGTTCGTATGCGTCATAAGCGTGCCATCAAACGCATGGTGTACAAACTTGGTGGCTTCAAGCCGTACGTTGATAAGGTTAGTGACCAAGAAGATACACCAGAGCAATCGTAGAGGCGATGGCACAGTATATCAAAGCAACAATGGTAAAGATATACTGTGTTATCTGTAAAGCTCTACTCATAGATTATCTCCTCTTCCATCGGGTCAACCCATAAGTCCTCAGGATAATCAGCGAACAACTCATCTTCAAGTTGACCCCAATTATCACCTGTCCTGTCCATATACCACTCACAATTAGAACACTCGACACTACTTGTTTCGAAATCCCAATCATCTTCACGCTCGATAGTTTCTTCTGTGCTACATAGCATACATCTATAGAACTCTAACCACATATTATCCTCCCGTTGAATAGAAACCTGAACCATTAAACTTTACTGCTGGTGCTGTATACACCCGTTCCATAGGCGCACCACATGTCACGCATGCGGGTCGCTCATGGTCAAAAGGTAAGGACAACTCGATTACTTTGCCCTCACCTGGGCACTCGTACTCATACGTTGGCATTATCTTCCTCTCTATCTTGGTCTATTAGCCATTGGACTAATCTTTCACATGCCTCTTCACTTGGTTGTGCTGGTCGAACTCTTTCTATTATACTCCAGAGGCTTTGCTCATCACGCTTAGCTACCACTTCATGTAAGAACTCAGTCATAATATTCTTCCTCCGTATCGATAGGTGTTGGTGCTGTCGCTAGTGTACCACACTCAGCACACTCCATGTCGAGGAAGTACATACCAATCTCACCATCATCATCAAAGATAACCTTCAAGTTCCATATGTCACAACCACAAGGGCATGACTTAGTAGGTGTACCGCGTATGTCCATTGACCTAGTATAGTCTGGCTTGAGTTCGTTGATATCTTTAGGCAAGTTTAGTACCTCGCACATCATGGTTCTTAGTCATAATCATATGCGTATCCTCGGCATCAGCGCACTCTCTCGCTGTATCGTGGAAGTATAGGTACTTTGGTATAGCATTGAACCTAAACTTGTGAGCAATCGCCTTAGCGTTACCCCTGATAGGCTTGTAGCAACTACTACAACGTACTGCTACATCTCTCTCAGTATCTCTGCCGTTCATTAGTACCAACCCTTCCTAGTAAAGTGTGACCATGCTTGACAAGGTGTCAAGTATCTGTAATAAATATAATCTAAACCTCGCTCTATCTGAATTGTAGCAGGTAAAGCAGGGTCAAGCCCTAGTAATTGTGGTATCCCGCCAGCGTTCTTTCCCATAACTTTGACAGGATTGTAAGCGGTCGCTTCCCAAGCCGACTCCCTACCCCACAACTTACTAAGGCATGACCATTGGTTATCTTTCCAGTCGCTTAGCTTATCTCTCGCGTATGCTTTACTGTCTGCTTTCACCCAACTACGAGCGACAATCGTTTCGTTTGATTGTGGTTGTCCTGTAGATGGGGCAAACAATACTAGCATGATAAAGATAAGGACTAGGAAGTATACCTGCTTCATTGGCTAACCCTTACTCTATGAGCAAAGGCTATCCGTTGCTTTCTATCTTCCCTATTTGTTGCGATACCTGCTAGGAGTATTCGTTCTCCCGACATAGTACCACCCCAAATTCCATGCTCTAGGTTCTCAGGCTTCATGCCCTCGGCTAGACACTCTGTCTTGACATCGCACTTACCGCAAATGGATAGCGCAACAATGGCGTTGTTGACTATCGCTTGCTTCTCCTTGATAGTAAACTTACCTGTATCTCTAGTGGGTTCTGCTACATCAGCGAACCATAGGTCTGGGTCGTCGTGCTCCGTACATAAACCTTGTAGTTCATAACTCATGTCATCTCCCCTTAGTGTAGTACTGGTGTGTAGATTGGTATGACAGTAGCATTGACCAACTTGCTACCGAACGCTGTTGCTTCCTGAATACTGGTAAACACGCCGTATAGTATGCGGTCGTTGTCTACTGTAGTTAGCGTGACGAATCCAATAGGTGGCTGTTCATTAGTGTACTCAAATCCTTGTACTGTTACTGTACTCATTATCTACCCTCTCTGTTAAGTGTAAGTGTGAGCAGTTTATTGTCATGCTCAGGACACTTGACTATGCCTCGAATACTACCGAGGTTACATCAGCGAGGCGAGAGTGAGTTGTTACCAACCCCTTCTTACCATTGAGATGCTTGTAAGTACCGTCGCCCAACGATACCCATAGTGACTGTGGATTAAAGCGGTCTTGCTGTTCCTCGGGCAAGGCTTTGATGATAGTGCCACGCTTGTGATACTCGCTTGTAGTATCGAAAGCGTTGTAAGAAATCTCATCAGCGATGAGTCGAAGTTCCTCGGCTAAGCCAAGGATAGTTGCGTTGGTGGACATATATACCTCTCGATAAATAAACTGTAAGCAATCTACTTACAGAATCTTAGTGCTGGTAGTCATAGAAATCAGCTAGACTCCGAGTGGAGCGTAACTTACTTGGAACATAACACATACAATCGGTGAGGATTGAGTCGCAATCGTAACAAGTTTGGCAGAAGTCACAATAGTACGGGTTCTCCTCGAAATCTACTAGCGAGTGACAATAGATACACTCATCTAGCGTGGGCGTATACACTTCCTCTACTGTATCATCTGATAGGTAGTGGTAGGTATGGGTGGTATGGTACGATACTGCGGGTTTGGGCTTGTGGTTTTGGTTACTCCACCACACACCCTCATTATCCCATGAACCTAGACTCTCATTGACTAGGTACATAGTTTCCTTAGCACTAGGGTCGAGCGTAATGATAGCAATCTTGCTACCACTAGCCCACCTAGATACCATTGTCCAGACCACATCATCATCTAGCGCAGACACACCACCTATTCTAGGTAGCGTGTCCTCTGCCAGTATGCGAGTGTCGGAACGCTTGTCACCATGCGGAATTGGTACATCTAGTATACCATTGTGCGCAAGGTATGTCAAGTCACTACCGCCCACTTGGAACGGGTGACAATTCTGCTCGTTCTTTACACCATGCGTGGCGTATCGAGCGTGCCACATGGCGTACCCTTCAGGGTATTGCTTGCGTAATTCTAAGAACCTATCTATCACCTTGCGGGCAGACATGCCACGCTCAGATATAATCTTGTCACCTGCGACAATCGCAAAGCCAAAGCCATGCGGATTGTTACAAGCACCAGCGTGTAACTCATCACGATTAGGTGTTGAGTTGGGCGAGCACACTACGAGCAGACACACTAGGCGTTTATCCTCTCTAGTTGTTTGATACTATTTATACTGGCGACCTTGCTCATGCGTTGGTATAGGTCGGGATAGAGCCCGTTGTTCTGCTCTACATAATCATAGAACCATGTCCATGATAGCGCACCTATCTTGACATCAGATAGGGTTAGGTGTCGAGTGTATTCTACACTCGCCTGAACTAAGTCGAGTGCGGATAGCACACCACTTGGGTTCATAGTACCACGAAAGAACCTAAGTTCTAGCGTGTCACGATTATTGGTGTTGATAGCAGAGTAACGCTCACCCTGATAGCCCTCTAACTTATGCTTGAGGCTAAAGACAGGTCGGTCGTACTCATCAAAGGAATAGACATCATTAAACCTAGCGAACCTAGTCTTGCGACCAGCGAACTTCATCATCTCTGGTGCGTTCTTGTAGATGAGAGCCATGAAGCGGTGCTGGTGTGCGCCACTACTAAACCCTGCTCTACTCACATGGACATGAAGCCCACAAGTATCTGTATCCCACGACCTAGCGGTGTGCTTGGTGCGTAGTTCGTTGATAGTATCCCATAGAACCTTGGAGTTCTCTCGATACTCTAGGTGCGTATGAGGTTGGGTCACAATCTCGAAGCCACTATGAAGTGAGCCGTCATGCTTGAGCATGGCAACACCTGCTAGTTGCTGGCTTGCGTACTCGCTGGCACGCTCGACCTCACCATGAACTGTGCGTGGTAGTTCTAACTCTAACTCAAAGCCCATGAACAAGCCATGCTTGCTAATACCATGGAACTCAGGTGCGGGCTTACAGTTGTAGTCGTGGATAAATCTACTACGACAACGGCAAGTGCGGTCATCATCTACCTGCTCACACTCACATCTATCGTCATTACGATACGCCTCGCTACAATCATCACAATAGTAGCACTCGCTCTCGTAGCAACTCTCGCAATAGGTGGTATCTTGGACACCATAACTATCGTAGTGGTCGGGATAACTTGAGTCGCAACTTTCACAATAGAAAGTGCGATTCTCGTAGCAACTCTCGCAGTAGTAGTCGTTCTCTACATGGTGGATACTGCGTTGAGGGTGGTACTCGTCACAACGCTCGCAACTAAACGAGCAATCGGTACATAAGTGTTCTCCCAAACTCTCAGAGTATCGCAACTCATCTAGGTGGTCAACCTCACCGCAATCACTACACTTACCGCCACAATCACCGCAGTAAGAGTCGCCACTATGCGTGGTAAAGTAGGTATCGTTCGTAGTATCTAGGATACTGTCGCAACTTACACACTCGACCTCGTTCTCTTTCATCTTTCACCCCCGTTCGTGTTCTTGTAGTTGTAGTGTACCATGTCATTAAGCCAATGTCAAGGTGTGTTGTTCTAGCATGGCGTTGGTTATCTTATCCCGTAAGTTCATTACGGCAGACTCTAACGCCTTAAAATCGTTGCGCTTGTGACTATCTTGCTGTAACCGCAAGGCTAAGCGTATAGTCTGAACCTCGCTTGGTGTGAGGTTTAATAGTAGGTTATCGGGCGTCATAGTAGCCCTCATAACGGCGTAGTCTGCGTTCTAAGACATAGACTCTACGCATGGCGATTATTAGAACTAGGTTAGCACCTGATAGTGCTATCATTACGGCGAACAAGTCGCCCGCTGATAGTGTCATATCACACGCACCTCTCTAATAGGTAGTTGTTCACAATTTGCCAGTCGGCGTTACTCGTAGGCTCAACCTTGTTAAACCCTAGTTCCGCGATAGACACCTTGACGACATCTCTAACGAGAGCCATTTAGTACCCCTATCTTACCATAAGACTTGACACCATGTCAAGCCAGCACACCTTACGGCGTGTCGTGCCACGCTAGGGCTCGAACCTAGTCACCCCCGCGTTCGGGCGTGGCGTTACTACTAATCGTTAGCGTCTATGTGTACGCTAGGCAGGGTTGCGCGGAACTCGCGTTCGCGTTCGGCTAGTAACAATTCACGCGCTAGGCGTTCTTGTGTAGCCTCATCTAGGGCAGGTAGGATACGCTCAACACGCTTGTTCGAGGTCACCTTGCCATTACGGCTACGGCGAATCGCCTTGCCATGCTTGGTGTCGGTAAGCCTAGCACCGCGAGAGCCTAGTCGGCGTTCGCTTGCCAATGGCTTGCGTGGTGTAACTACTATGCTACCTAACCCCCCGTAGGGGTTGTAACTCATGTCACTATCCTTTCGTTAAGTTGTTATGCGAATACTACCATGCTTGTTTAGTGCTTGTCAAGTTGTGCTAATTCCGCGTGTCGGTTTAGGTAGGGTAGTTTAGCCAACCCCTAGGGTCTGCTACTAACTAAAGTCTAGCCTAACTAAACCTTACGCTTATGGAATTGTATCGTGTAAGCGGTGACGCTCTCACACTAGGCGAGGTCTTTCGCTTACTGGCAGATAGTACCAAAATACTTTCCACCTTGTCAAGTACCCACGCTTGACGGCGTGTCGTGCTTGTAAGTCACTTTCGCGATTACAAGGGAAAGACTACACCATGAAGCCACGCTTGTCAAGAGGACAATTCGGACATATCGGACATTGACCATGTGAGATAGGTCACACCGAGTAAGTGGACATAACGGACAAATAAGACATAAGGAATATACTGGGGCAAATAGAACTAATGGGGCAAATGGTACAATTCGGACATGGTCGGGGAGATAGTTCTATCCTCAGCAAACCCTCAGTTAGTTCTCAGTTTATTCTCAGGAATCTTTCAGGGTTTATTAAGGTGAGAATCCACAGGATATACTCAGGAAACTCTCAGGAATCTTTAAGATAATTCTCAGGTAGATAAATCTCTTTGTCGATATGTCAATTTGTCGACATTTGAGGGTAGGGTTATTAAATTATGTCGCGCCACACACATATACTATCCCCAATAAAATTTCTGTTATATCAGCCCTGACCAGGGCTTTTATATATATAAGGGGGGCTATATAATATATATAAAAATATATTAGAAAAAAGTGTTCGGTTTTACGATTTGAACAGGTTATCTATATATGTAAAGTATTACATATTCGGAGCTCGCTCCGTCCCTTCGGGAGAGCGGCTCCTATATAACATAATGTATATATAATATATATAATGGGATAGTTATGCCCGTTTTAACTGACCGTTAATAAGGCGTTTTTAGGGGATGTTATGGGACGTAAACCAGGGGTACAGTCGGTACCTAAGGATGAGGCCCAGGCCAAGGTTCTAGTGCTACTCTCTAACGGTGCCACCATCACGGCCGCTATGGCTGCTGTAGGACGCAACGACACAACCTTCCGTCAATGGTCTATGGTTGATGAAGAGTTCAAGGAGAAGGCCGATAAGGCCCGCCTAGAAGGCAAAGGCGTAAAGGCAGACCTAACTGACCTGAAAAACATAAGCTTTCCTGACTTCTGTCAGCAGTTCCTAGACACCCAGCTTTTTGAACATCACCTTGACTGGTTTGATATGATTGAAGAACGTGAGCCTCGTTGGCTCCATCCTTCTATGACCTACGAGCCAGGGGCCAAGAACCGTATTCTGATTAACGTGCCACCTGAGCACGCCAAGTCTACGGTCATCACGACCAACTATGTAGTTTACAAGATTGTAACAAACCCTAATGCCCGAGTAATTATTGTCTCCAAAACTCAAGGCATGGCCCGCAAGTTTCTTGGGGCTATTAAGACAAGACTTTCCCACCCAGCTTACATGAAGCTACAAACGGCCTTCGGCCCAAATGGTGGATTCAAGGCTGACGCTACTCAATGGTCAGCTGATATGATATACTTGGGTACTGGCCGCGATTCGGGCGAAAAGGACCCAACCGTCCAAGCCTTAGGCTTTGGCTCTCAAATCTATGGCGCACGTGCCGATTTGATTATTCTAGACGATGTGGTGATGGGCTCTAATGCCCACGAGTGGGAAAAGCAAATTGAGTGGCTCCAGAAAGAAGTTATCACCCGCCTGGGGCGGCACGGTAAACTTCTAGTAGTTGGAACCCGTGTCGCGCCCATAGATTTATATAAGATGATTCGTGACCCAGGTCAGTGGACTGGTGGCAAAAGCCCCTTTACATATTTCTCAATGCCAGCCGTGCTGGAGTTTGACGAGAAGCCTGAGAACTGGAAAACCCTTTGGCCCTGGACTGACAGGCCTGAAGGAGATATTGACGAGGTTAACAATGATGGACTTTATCCGAAATGGGATGGACCCTCTCTCTTTACGCGCCGCTCTGAAGTTGCGCCATCTGTCTGGGCTATGGTCTACCAGCAAGAAGACGTCCAAGAAGACAGCATATTCTCGCCAACAGCAGTTGCAGGATGTGTCAACGGTATGCGAAAGCGCGGACCGCTTAAACCAGATACTCCAGGGCACCCGAAACATTTAGAGTCTACCTATACGGTTATTGGTTTTGACCCAGCCGTATCTGGTCGTTCAGCATTTGTGGCAGTTACTTACAACCGCGCTGACGGTAAGGTTTACGTTTTAGATTGTATTAACATGGTTGACCCTACTCCCCAAAAGGAGACAGCGTTAATTCATGAGTGGGTAGAGAAGTACCATCCGCAAGAGTTTCGAGTTGAGATTAACGCTCACCAGAAATACTACGCTATGGATACTGACCTGCGTAACTATTTAGCTCAGTGGGGTTGTCAGCTAAACTCACACTTCACTGGCAAGAACAAATGGGACACTTCCTTTGGTGTTGCATCCATGGCGAGCCTATTCGGCTCTATCCGTGATGGACGTTTCCAAGATAATAACCTGATTGAGATGCCTTCTAACGAAGGCTCCGAGGGACTTAAGTCTCTAGTTCAACAGTTGATTACCTGGAAGCCAGATACCAAGAACCCGACTGACTGCGTTATGGCCTTATGGTTTGCAATCATTCGGGTGCGTGAACTGATGCAACAATCAACACGCATTGGCCAGTATGGTCAGAACAGATGGGCAACAAGAGCACAAAAAGCACAGCGTGGTTCAATCCAATTGGATGAAGCCTTTGCTGACCAATGGAATGAATACTACTCATAGGAGAAATAAAATGGCACGTAATACCAATCTAAATGTAGCACCTGGCGGTGGCGGCGGCGGTGGAGCACCACGCGCTGTTAGAACAGTAAAAATTAGTCCTAGTCTAACAGTTAAAGCACCTTATGGTGGAAAACCATTTACCCCAGCAGAAGTAGCACGTCTTAAGTCAATTACTGAAGTAATAAGACCAACATCTAAGGCAACTGCTAAAGTTAACGCTAAAGCATTAAAGGCTTCTGGCGTTGTTAAGCCAAAGACAGATACTAAAACAAATAATTATACTTTCCCTAAAAATTCACTTGAAATAAAAGAAGTAAAATCAACGGCTCGTGCTGACGCTCGTGCAGCAGTAGCAGAGCGTAAAGCCGCAGCACAGAAAAAAGCCGAAGAAATTGCGCGTAAAGAATATATGCGTAAAAATTACTAATCGTAATAATTTTTCCCTTTAACTGTTAGGACAACAATGGCATTATCAATGGAGCAGGTAGCAGCACGCGTTCAAGCGCTACGCTACCGCAACAACGAGCGCGACCAACGCAACCTTGACGTTCTTGCTGTACGTAAAGGTAAGATTGCTGAAGTCTATCCTGACTTCTTTCCAGATGGAGTAGATGCCAATGTCGTGGCAAATTTTATTGACATTGTTGCCCGCGACCTATCCGAGGTTATGGCACCACTACCAGCCGTCAACTGTTCGGCAGCGAATCAAGTTAGCGACCGTGCCCGCACTTTCGCTGATAAGCGTACTCGTATTGCTTCGAATTATTTTTCGAACTCTGACCTGGCTGTACAAATGTACTCGGGCGCAGACTGGTACATCACATATGGTTTCGTCCCGTTCATTATTGAATTAGACGAAGAAGCAAAACTGCCACGTATCCGCGTAGAAAACCCAATAGGTGCTTACCCTGAGTTCGACCGCTACGGACGTTGTGTGGCATTTGCTAAGCGTTACATGATGACACTGGGCGAATTAGTAACTCAATTCCCTGAGTATGAAAGAGAACTGCTAGGTGGCTATGGCTACAAGCAAGACCTCAATCACCAGGTTGAGATGATTCGTTATTATGATAAAGACCAGTCACTCATCTACATCCCATCAAAGGGAGACTTAGTTCTTTCACGTGCTAAGAATCCTTTAGGAAAAATGATGGTTGTCTGCGCACGTAAACCATCCATTGATGGTGAACTACGTGGACAGTTTGATGATGTTCTTGGCATCCAATTGCTTCGCAATCGCTTTGCATTGCTTGCAATGGAAGCAGCAGAAAAATCTGTACAAGCTCCTATTGTACTTCCGCAAGATGTTCAAGAGCTACAACTTGGTGGAGATGCGGTTATCCGTACCTCTAACCCAGCAGGTGTACGTCGTGTAGAATTATCTATTCCACAAGGTGCGTTTACTGAACAACAAGTCTTAAACCAAGAACTTCGCGTTGGAACTCGTTATCCTGAATCGCGTACAGGTAATGTTAGTGCATCAATTGTTACAGGTCAAGGCGTACAGGCTCTTATGGGAGCCTTTGATACACAAGTTAAGTCAGCACAAGCAATCTTTGCTGCTGCCCTTCGTGATGTAATCGGCCTTTGTTTTGAAGTTGATGAAGTTATTTATCCTGAAGAAAAAACCATTCGTGGTGTCGACTCAGGTTCTCCATACGAAATTACCTACAAGCCAAATAAAGACATCAAGAAGGATTACTCCGCTGATGTTCGTTACGGTATGCTTGCTGGTCTTAATCCTGCACAAGGTCTTATATTTATGTTACAGGCCTTAGGCGGCAAACTTATCTCCAAGGACATGGCGATGAGAGAACTACCATTTACTGTTAACGTAACACAAGAGTTGGAAAAGATTGAGATTGAAGATATGCGTTCAGCACTTCTTGGGTCTCTTACCGCATACACTCAAGCAATTCCACAGATGGCTACTCAAGGCCAGGATGCTTCGGAAGTAGTGCGTAAAATTGCGGCTGTGATTAAGGCACGCCAAAAGGGACAGGCACTCGAGGATGCAATAGAAGCAACCTTTGCCCCACAACCGCAACCAGTTCCTCCTGCTGGAGTACCACAAGCGGTTGAGCAACCGTCCCCTGCTCCCGAAGGTGCCCCAGCAGGAGGCACTTCTCTTCCACCGCAGGAAGCACCACAAGATATTCAAAGTTTACTCTCTAGCCTAAGTTCAGGCGGGGGAGCAAATGCAAGCGTTCGTACAGTACAGCGCAGATAAACTAGGAGGGGACAATGACTACAATTATCGGCGTGCAAAGCACTGATGGTTGCACTATGGTCGCTGATAGCCTAGTAAGTGATGATACTGGTCGTACTTGGTCACATCCACAGATGACTAAAATTAATAAACGTGGAGAGTTTTTAATTGGTGGCGCAGGTGAAGTTGCTCCTTGTGATATAGCGCAACATGTTTGGGACCCACCAGCCTTAACTGTTAAAGATAAAAAAGATGTTTATCATTTTATGATTACAAAAGCTATGCCTTCGCTTCGTGAATGTTTAAAGACCAATGGATATAACTTTGATGAGCCACAGGATAAAGATTCTAGTTCTAGATTCCAATTCTTAATGGCTGTTAATGGTGAACTATTTGATATTGGTGATGATTTATCAGTAATGCGAAACGTTGATGGATTCTATGGTGTAGGTTCTGGTGCACAAATTGCATTAGGTGCCCTATATGCTGGAGCAGAAGCAATAAGAGCAGTAGAAATTGCTGCTCAATTAAGTATTTTTTCAGAAGGACCCTTTCAAGTAGAGGTTCAATATTCTAAGTAGGAGGAACAATGGCTGGAAATCAGAATAGTGGCGGTATGCGCCCAACTGCTCCACAGAATAATCCTGCTAATGTCTCAGCAACTGGTGGAAATGGACAAAGCGGACAAGGACAAGCCGCTCGGTACATCCCAGGTATGGCTTATGGCCAAGGACAAGCAACAATGCAGCAACAAAAATCTGCACCTATGGCTGCTGGACCACGTCCAAGCGCCCCATCCGCACTTACACTTCCAAATGTAACAGGATTAACTGAACCAACTATGCGTCCAGAAGAACCTATTACTGCAGGAATTGATATTGGTGCAGGCCCTGGTTCAGAAGCACTTACCATGCCTAACCAAATGCCAAACCAAGACCCTGATATTGAAATGGTTCGCCGATTTCTTCCTGCAATGGAGTTCTGGGCTAGCCAACCTGGTTCATCTCAAGCAACTAAAGACTACGTCGTGTATTTGCGAGGTGCTGTGTGAGTGTTTGGGAGTTCATGGGAAAGATTCAGCGCGAGCTGGAAAAGAAACCTACACCCCCAAAGGCACCAGCTAAATATTCAGTAAGTGACCAGGGTCAAGTTTCAACAAATGTACAACAGGCTCGTCCAATGCCTACGCCATCGGCCGCTCCTGCCCCTATGGGCATTCAAGGTACAGCAACATATGACCCAGGTTGGAAGAATCAATTTGGCTTGACCTTTGATGCTGCCAAGAATCTTCCATCTAACCCAGGTGGCTGGAACAATGAAGTTGAAACTCTAAGAAAAGTTGGAGTTGACGTTGCAGATGCAACTATTGGTACAGTAATTCGTAACACTATTGGCCCTGTCGATAATGCTACAGGTGGTGCGCTTTCTAAAGCACTTATGTATGGAACGAATGAAGTTCGTTCTAACTATGCATTTACTAGAGACTTAGAGAATAGAACTACAGGCATGGGCCTCCTATCTGGCTTATTAATGCTATCTGCTGGAGTAGGTGGCGGAATTTTAGGTGCTTTTGTTGGCGGACCTGTAGGTATATGGGCTGGTGCTACGCTAGGAATAGCTGCTGCTGGACGTATTGGTAGAGAAGTGTCCGAAACTGGTGCTCTTGGCAATGCATTCAAGACATCGTCCGATATAGCAACCACAAAAGCAGGCCAAGAGAAGTATAACTTTGGTCGCGATGTAGTAACAACCATCTCTGAGATTACTGGCGCTGAAACATTTGGTGATACCACTAAGGGTATTGGTGCTATTACATCAGGTATCTTAAACTTTGGTTTCGAACTTGGAACATCACCTGACATTGGTGCTGCTAAAGTAGCAGGTGCTGCTGGACGTAAAGCATTTGTCGCTCCAATCAAAGAGACTGGCGGAAAGTTTAGTTCTAAACTTCTTGCTCCTGTATTTGAAGCACAGACAGCAGCCCGCTTAGCCAAGGATGTAGACTTACTTAAGCGTACTGGCCTTGGCGAAACAACCGTGTACACTCCAATGTTTGAATTCTTTAAGAGTCATACTCCTGGTGAGTTAATTATGCGCAAAGGCTTTGACAATGAAGTCGGGATGTTTGCCGCTCAAGTACTTGCTGGTCAATCAGATGAAGTAATCTCCCTAGCGCTACGCGCTGGACGTGGAGACCTAGAAGCATTAGATACCCTTGCGGCATCACGTGCTGATATAGCAAATAATTTTAACCGTCTTAATGATGGTATTCGCATGGGCGAAAAAGATGGTTTATACTTCGTAAAGTATGATGGTAAGACCCGCAACTTGGGTAAAGTCATGGGTGATTTGGACGAAACAGCCTGGGCGCGTACTGAAGTAGAAGCGCTTCGTAAGCAAATTACTTGGTTAGATAACGCACTTGTCCTAGATAGCCGTCTAGCAGATAGAACTGTTGGCAAATGGGCATGGGTAGAACGTGCTCGTAATGATGCTGCTACAAGACGTATTGCTAGTAAACTTGAAATGCCTTTAATGGGTAAGATGGAAACTAAGGCTGGCAAAGCATTCCAGACTGTATACCAAAATGGTCCGCTAGGTATGTTTGTTCGCTTTATTGACCGAGGTATAGATGATATCCCTCGCAACACAATTAACTTTAATGACGTTGTTCAAACACCTGAACGTTTACGCACTAATCTTCGTGCATCTGTAGCAAAGGCTGGCTTAATGCCAGAACGTGCGGCAGATATCTATAATCGTTTTGTTTCAGCAACCAATGAATTAGAAAAACTAAAAGTTGTTAATGAGTATACAGCAGAACTTGCTCAAACTGTAGGAAAAAAGCATGGTGTTTCGCCAGATATTATTGACCTTGTTCTCAAGACATGGGATAATATTCATGGAACATGGATGTCTGAAGCACGCAATGCTAAAGATTTAAATGTTGGATATATGTTTGGTCCTGGTGGAGTAGATGACATCCTTCATGACCCACAACTTATAACTCAGTTAGCAAATGGTGCATTCTTGCCAGACCCTAAGATGTGGGACAAAGCGTTTGAACGCTATTCGAAGAAGCACGCAGCACTGCCTGGAACAAAAGAGAATCTTGCCGTTAAAGGCAAGTATGTCTTAGATGAATTCCAATCTTTATGGCGTGCTGGTACATTACTTCGTGGTGGTTATCCATTAAATATTATCCGCGACTCAGCGGTTCGTGTCTATGGTGATGGTGCATTGTTCCCGTTGCTAACCAAGTTAACTCAAGATACTATTAATACGCTTGCAAACAGTACACAAACTGTAAGTAAAATCAAAGATACATCGGTTCGTTTGGCTAATCCAAAAAAGAATCTTGAGCGTATCTATTCAGACATTACTGACCGTGAGGCTACAATAGAGGCCCTGCAAAAAGTTCTTGAGGAATCAGGTTATAATCCTAAGAAACCACCTAAGGAATTGTCTGATTCACAAAAGTTTAATATTGCACAGTTAGACAATCTTAACAGAACAGTAAAAGAACTTCGTCGCCAGCAAGCTGCGTTAGTTGCTGGTAAGAAAACTAGAGTTGTAGCCCGCGACAAGACAGTTAACATTGATGGATACGACTTTCCAGCAGCATTTTCTGGACGTTTTGGTGACTTAAGCCGTCAGGCTTTAATTCAGAAGGATGATATTCGCCGTGCCGTACAAGGTATCCGTGAGTTAGAACTTGAGAATGTACGCCGTAGCCGCACTGGTGTTAGAAGCATCTTGCCTGGTGAGGATGAGGGATTACACTTAGCATCTTGGCAGCAAGCACTTCAAGACAAGATTGGTTTCGACCCTGTTGCTCGCATGATTATGGAGGGTAAGACTCGTCAAGAGATTATCAAGTACCTTCGTAGTCCTGAAAGCAAAGACTATATGAGCCGTATGGGGGCAGAATCATTTGATGCGCCTAACCAATACGAAAAGGTTCTTGCTGTAGTTGAACACTTTGCTCCTAGCAAAGAACTATACAAGCCAATTCTTAACGGTACTCTTGATGTTGATACATTGCGCAAACTATATCCGAACATTGAAGAACGACCACCAGTACTAAGTGACATGGTGAATGATATGTTAGGTCAAAGTGGGGCATACCGAAAGTTAACTAATCTTTACAAAGATGGTGTTGCTTGGCTATCAACTGCGCCAACTAGTAAGTTAATGTATTCTCCTTACTTTGCGGTCAAGTACGAAGAGAAACTTCAATCTTTAGTATATGTGGCTAACCTTCAAAAGCGTGTATTAAATGATTCCGATAAGGCAAACTTTGAAGCAGCAGCACGCGCTTATGGTATTCGTGAATATAAGAACAAGTTAAACTCATTCCATCGTGACATGAATTACAATGGAATCTTTAACTATGTTCTAGCATTCTTCCCTGCTATTGTGGAACAGTATCGTGCGTATGGTCGTATCTTCATGGAGCACCCTGATTTCCTTATCAAAGCAGCACAGATTTCATCTGTTCCAGAACGCTTAGGGGCGGAAGAAGAAGACGCATTCGGCAATACATATGTGGAAGTTCCACTGCCTATGCTTGGCGGAATCAAGGGTCGCATCAACTCTAAATGGTTTAATGTGTTCAATCCAACAGGCAACAGCCTTGTATCTGGCGGACCATTGCTTACATCAAGCGTAAACCTATGGTCAAAACAGTTTAATGTTGAGAATAAGTTTACACAGTGGGCGCTACCATTTGGTACTCAAACTGGAATAACTGGTATGGTTACCCCAAATACTGCACGTCGTTTGGCACAGGCAGCAAAGGCACAGTTACTTGAAAGTGGTGACCAGTTTAACACTGACACCAATATGTTCTTGCGTCAGATTCGCTTTGATTATATCAATGCTAATCACAAAGAACCTAGTAACGATGAAGTGTTTGCTATGTCTATTGAGGCAAAAGAAAAAGCAACTGGACTTGCTTGGTTGCGTTTCCTATCGTCTATCTCTCTGCCAGCACAGCCACGTTATGTTACTGGCCTACAGGGATACGCTGATGAACTTCAGAAAATGACACAGGCAGACCCGATAAATGGCGAGGAAACATTCTTAAAGACATACCCTGATTACTTCCTACTTACAAGTAAGTTATCAGATTCAACCGCTGGTATCAGTCCTGATGCTACAGCCGTTGCCTTACTTAAGGACAATAAAGATACTTTAGGTCGCATTGTTACTAACATCGGGCCAGATAACTTAAATGTTTTAGGTGCTGTATTTAATGACGAAAACTATGCGTTCTCTTCAGCAGCAAATGCGTACTTACAGTCTACTGATATCCCAGGATATCCAGGTAAAAAGTTTAGAGATACCAAAGGCTTCTTAGAGGCAACTACAAAGTCAATTGTAGCCAAGGGCTGGAGTGACTTTAGCAATCTTAAAGAGATTGTTATTGATGAACTAACTAAAGGTGGGATGAATCCCAACCGTGGTTATGGAAAGAATATCTATGACCAATACATGGATAGTTTTATTCAAGGTCAAAAAGAAAAGAATAATATCTGGTATGAAGAGTACTCAGCTGGGTATAGCGGTGGCTCTGCAAGCCGTCAGGCTGCTACAGTTAAGGCTCTTAGCATTGCTGCTAACACACCAAAGATGTGGAAAGAACTATCTAAGCAGCCACGTTGGGCCACAATTGTAGAGTATTTAAATTTTAGATATACAGTATATGATGAGTTAACAAGAACTGGCACGTCACTTGAATCAATGCGTAACCGTAAGTTACGCGAAGATGCTGCTGACTATGTGTTGCTTCTACGTAAGCGCGACATCAACTTCGGCAAGTTCTATGATAGGTACTTTGATAATGACAAATTCGACTATGTATATGGTGGGTAACAATGGTAAGTCCTAAACCAACTAACACTCCTTCACCAATGCCTACCGCTGGTCAAGTAGTACAACGTCCTACTCCTACGGTAGCACCCACAGTAAAACCTACTGCCACTCCCAGTGCCTCTACCTCATCTTCCACATCTAATTGGTCTACCAATATTGTGTCGCGTGCCGCATCACAAGGCGTAACAGTTAGTGTAGACTTTACTCCTAAAGCTGTCGATTTTTGGAGCACATTAGATAATAAAGAATTAACTGCTCTTGCTAGTTATCTAAAAAAACTTGGCAAGCCAGTAAAGAGTAGAGCAGATTTGCTAGATACTATATCAGCATACTTTCCTGAAGCATATAAAGCAACAAGTATAGAAGGTGCTATTGGTGCCCTAAAGGACCAAATAATTATGGGCTTTAGTGGAGACCAAGGAGATAAACCTAAGCTTCCAACACAACAGATTGTACAAGTTGACCGAGAAGTTCTTAAAGCAGGAATTCGTAGCGTATATCAGAATAAGCTAGGTCGTAATGAGTATGCTTCTGAGTTAGCAGCAGACCTTGCAACTGCTGAAAAGATGATTAAAGAAGGTCAGGTTGCAACCACTAAAGTTGTTGGCGGTAAAACGCAAACTACTTATACGCCAGCATTCAGCCAAGAAAGACTTCAGTCAAAAATTTCTGCTGGTATCGACAGCGCTACTGAAGGCCCTGTAGCACAAGACTTAAAAGAAAAACAAAGTCTTGAATTCATGACTTTCCTAAATAGATTGAACGGAGCATCTATCTAATGGCATCTACATATAAAGTTGTCAAAGGTGATACCCTCAGTGCTATTGCTAAGCGATACAACATGACTCTTGCTCAATTAAAGAAGTTAAACCCACAGATTACTAACCCTAATGTAATTAAAGTTGGTCAAATTGTAAATATTTCCGCAGCAGTTGCGGGAACAACTGACCCAGCAACAGCAGTAGCGGATGAGGCAACAACAAGCGAGTCATCTGCAATTGGTGGCGCTGCTAACGATGCTCAAAACTGGGCGCGTTTAGAAGCAGAAGGAAAAACTGCTGGATTACAAAAAGCAACAGCATTTGGTTTGACCGCAGCATTGATTGCAGCATTCCCTGAGTTAAAGCCTATCTTTGATAAATTTATAGCAGGAGACAATACTCAAGCCGAGATTGACTACTACGCTACAAATTATTACAAGAATATGACTGACACTGCTCAGTCTCGCGCAACTAAGAAGGCTACTCGTAATGGTGTTTATTTACAAGAACTTGAAGCATATGTAGTTGCTCAAAAGGCTCGTTTAGTTGGCATCGGTATCACAGATGAAAAAGTTTTAACTAATGACTTTTTAGAAAAGGCTTACCTGTCGGGTTGGACAGATAAGCAATTAGATTTAAATGCTCTAGGTGGAACAACTAAACCACTTACTGGCGGAGCCCTTGGCGATACACAAACTCTAAAGCAATATGCTGATGCTTTCGGTATGTCATATAACGCATTGACATATGATATCTGGACTAAGTCACTTGCTGCTGGTACTATGGTAGAAGATGATATCAAGGCTAAGATGCGTCAGGATTCAGCTAGCGCGTTCCCAGTATTTGCTGACCAAATTAATGCTGGCAAAACTTTAGATTCATTAGCGTCAGCATATAAAAGTTCAATTGCTAACATTTTAGAGAAAGACCCAGATACAGTATCATGGACTGACCCTAACTTACGCAAGGCTTTGCAAAATGTAGACAAAGATGGTAAACCAATTCTTATGCCAATCTGGCAGTTTGAAAAGAATCTTCGCAGCACTACTGAGTGGGAATATACAAATAATGCTCGTGATACAATGGACGCGTTATCCCTCAAAGTACTTAGAGATTGGGGACTAGCATAATGGCTCAGTATACATATGACCCAACTCAAATGGCTGTTGTACCGCTTGAAAAAGCAAGAGTTGTTACTTACATTACAGACGACCCTAACGGCATGCCTGCTACACCTCTTACACCGCTAAAAGATTACAACGCAACTAGCAACGCAGGGGATGAACTAGATAAAAAACGAGCCGCCGAAGCAGCCGTTCCCTTAAGTGAACGTCTTGCTACCATTGCCAATGAATTAAAAGCAGCAGAAGCAGCCTATGCCGCCGTTGTTGAAAATCAAGAATCTAGCACAATAGTTAATAAAGCAAAGGCAAGGCTTAATGAAGCGCGAAAAGCCTACGAGTTAAGTGCGCCACAACGCAGAGATATTGCTACTCCTGCGCCAACACCTACGCCAACACCTACGCCAACTCCTGCGCCAACACCTACGTCAACACCTACGCCAACACCTACGCCAACACCTACGCCAAGTATCTTTACTGCAGGAATGACACCTGAAGAAATAGCCGACGCTGCTGTAGCAGCGGCTGCTGAAGCAGAAGCGGCTGCTAACGCTGCTGCTGCTGATGTGGTAATAGGTGGCGCTACGGCTGCTTCAATTGCTGCCTCGGCAGATGCAGGTGCAGCAGAAGCCGCAACTGCGGCAAGTACGGCCGCTACCAATGCTCAAGAAGTAGCAGATGCTGCTAGGAAAGCAGCAGATGCCGCTACGGCCGCTGCTAAAGCAGCAGCCGCTGTTCCTGGAAATACTACAGCCGCCGTTGCTGCTCAAGAAGCAGCAGATGCTGCGGAAGCAGATGCTGTTGCAGCACAAGAAAATGCTGATGAAGCCGCTGATGAAGCAACTGTTACACCTACAGCAACTGTTACACCTACAGCAACTGCTACACCTACAGTAACTGCTACACCTACAGTAACTGCTACACCTACAGTAACTGCTACACCTACAGTAACTGTTACACCTACAGTAACTGCTACCAACGCTCAAGAACAAAATCGTCAATCGATTATTACAATCTTAATTGACCGTTTTAATAAATATGGTTTAGGTAGTCTTGCTACCAAGATTAGAGATTTGGCTATTGACGGAGCAACCGAAGCAACAATTACAATTGGCTTACAAGATACAGAAGAATACAAAGTTCGTTTTTCTGCTAATACAGACCGCTTAAACAAAGGTCTTAAAGTATTAAGCCCCGCAGAATATCTTAATCTTGAAGATGGCTATCGCCAGATATTGCGTTCATACGGACTAAAGCAGTTTGATACTGATGCTTATGTAAAACAGTTTATATCTAACGATGTATCCGCAGCAGAACTATCTGACCGTGTAGTTACAGCTGTTCAAAGAGTACAGAATGCTGACCCAGCAATCTCAAAGACACTGCGTGATTACTATGGTATCAGTAATGCTGACATGGTAGCATATGTTCTTGACCCTAACCAACAACTACAAAAGATTCAGCGTCAAGTATCCGCAGCCGAAATTGGTACTGCTGCTCGTCGTCAGGGTCTTGAGTCTGGCGTTGCTGTATCTGAGCAACTTGCAGCACAGGGTATCAGCGAAGCTGAAGCACAAAAGGGTTATGCAACTATTGCCGACATTCTTCCAACTGCTGAAAAATTAAGTTCTATCTATGGCAGTACAATGGATAAGTACGGACAGTCCGAAGGCGAACAAGAAGTATTCAATAGCCTAGCGTCAGCGCAAAGAAAACGTACAGCTCTAAGCCAACGTGAAATTGCACAGTTCCAAGGTTCATCTGGAACAAATAAGACATCACTAACGTCTCAGAATAAGGGACAAATATAAGAATCCTGTGCGGACCTATCGGCCCCGCATAGCGTACAAGACCGAGAGCAAGAGCCAGCCCAATCCCCCGATTGGAATCTGAGGCTTGCGACTAAAACGAATAGAAGGGTGGACAGTTGCTATGAGCAACAACTACTGGGATGAAGACGAAGACGACCAAGATACCGATATCATTACTGGTAACGAAAGCGGAAGTGACCTCTTAAAGAAGTTACGTAAAGCTAAACGTTCCGATGAAAAACGTATCAAAGAACTCACTGAGCAACTTGAGGGATTCTCCAAGGTGCAGCGTGAGCGTACAGTCAAAGAAATCCTAGAACAAAAGGGTGTTAATCCTAAAGCAGCAAGACTAGTTCTGAAAGATTTAGACGAAGTTAGCGAAGAGTCAGTTAATACCTGGCTTGAAGATAATGGAGACTTATTCGGAATGTCTATTGCTAAGGACGCACCAAATGCTAACGAGTATGACCGTGCCGCATTGCGGCAGCAGGATGCCGTTATGCAAGGTGCAATAACACCTGACCGAGCAGAGAACTTAGAACAACGATTAGGCGCTGCGGAATCCGCAGAAGAAATCTTATCTATTCTCCGTTCACAACAATAACTCATTCATAGTATCTAGTCACTTGGAGGTGACAACATGGCTAATGCCTACGTATCCTCAGACTCCGCTTCTTTAGGCGGAACAGCAGGTTCAGCAGGTTTAGTACAGAAGGCGTATGACCGTCTTCTTGAGTTTGCTCTCCGTTCAGAACCCCTAATTCGTTCTGTCGCAGACAAGCGCCCAACAAACCAATCAATCCCAGGTTCAACAGTTGTTCTACAACGTTATGTTGACCTAGCTGCAGCAACTACAGCACTGACTGAAACAACAGACCCAGATGCAGTAGCAATGTCTACACCAACATCAGTAACCATTACTCTTAACGAGTACGGTAACTCTGTTCTTGTAACACGCGCTTTGGAACTATTCAGCCTTGCTGATGTAGACCCAGCGATTGCTAACATTATTGCATTCAACCTAGCCGATTCAATCGACTCTGTTGCAATGACAACACTTCGTGGCGGAACCAACGTAATCTACTCTGGTTCAACAGCTACATCTACAGCAACAGTTACTGCTGCTGCAACACTATCTTCAGCTAACATCCGCAAGGCTGTTGCTAAGCTTCGTGCTGGTAAGACAACTGCTCGCAAGGGCTCACTATACTGGGCTGGTATCCACCCAGAAGTTTCACACGACCTTCGTGCAGAGACAGGTTCAGCAGGCTGGTTGCTTCCAAACCAATACGGTTCTGCACAGGACCGCATCTGGGCTGGCGAAATTGGTACATACGAAGGTGCTTACTTCGTAGAGTCACCACGCCTTTACTCAGCAACTGATGGTGCTTCATCTGCAAAGGTGTATCGCACAATCCTCGCAGGACAGCAAGCAATGGCAGAAGCCGTTGCTGAAGAACCACACGTAGTAATTGGTCCAGTAGTGGACAAGTTAATGCGCCACCGCCCAATGGGTTGGTACGGAGTTCTTGGTTTCGCTCGCTATCGCGAAGAAGCCCTGTACCGCATTGAGTCAGGTTCATCAATCGCTTAGTTGATTGACGCTGTGGCAGAGGGATAAAACTCTCTGCCATAGAGTAAGTTCATTAAGGAGAACTAATGGCAACATACAAATTCACTACACCTTACGTCCTAGAGGGACCTTCAGGTGGGCATCGTTTGTTTTACTTTGCCAAACTTCGCAAGGGTATTACCATTGTTAAAAGTGGTGGAACTTATTCACAAGTTCGTTATATTCAAGATGACGCTCAAGATGATTACGATGAAATTTACCGTGGTGGTTACGTGCACCCAAACATTAGTGAAGCTACTAAGGCAGCATTAATTGCTGGTGGAGTAGATGTAACGGAAGCAAACTTTACAGCAGAATAGGGACAAGATGAACTGTAGTCATATCAGTAAGGTACTTGACTGGGGATTTGACGAGAACCATGATTTCATAGCAAAGACATGGGGATGCGTTCTATGTGACGCAGTGTCAGATATACCGTTTAAAGATGAAGATGACATTCCGATTGACCACACCATGTGCGATGAAGATTGCTTTGGATGCAAGGCAAGAGGGTTACAACTTAATACAGGAGATGCAGGCAGAGACATTCCTGACAAGAAATGGAACTCCGAACTAGGTGCTTACCGCGATGCAAGACGCCAAGGAATTCAACCTGCTGGTACTAGAATGCACGACATAGAGCAAGCGCACAAAGCGTCCGAAAACTTAGGCCAGGCATATGATGCCGACTCAATGCCTAAGGCTAAAGACATCACCCCTAAGGCCGTTGAGGTCATGAAAGAGATAGGACAAATATAATGCCAAAAGTCGGAATGAAGAAGTTTCCTTATACACCTGCGGGCAAGAAAGCTGCTAAGGCTTATGCTGCTGGAGAAAAGATGGAATCCAAGTCTGAGAAGATGATGGAAATGAAAAAGGGTATGAAGAAGAAGGCTGCCAAGAAGAAGATGGTTAAGTAATGAGTTACGTAAAGAATCCAGTCAAATATATTGGAAACATTGTTAAAGAATACAAAGACTGGAATAAGACTATGGGTGGCCCAAGCACCGCTGGTAAAAAGCAGCAAGCACAAGAGGCTGGACAGTTCTGGGGAGCAGTACTACAAGGTCGCCGTTATAACGAAAGCGGAACGCAGGTTACACCTCCTACAAGAAATGTAGGTCCGCGTACGCCACTTAATACACGTAACATGGGCAAGATGCCTATGCCAAAAAAGGCTCCTGCTAAAAAATGAGCGACCCAAGACTAAAGCGAGCAGGCGTATCTGGCTTTAATAAGCCAAAGCGTACACCCAACCACCCAAAGAAGTCACACGTAGTTGTGGCTAAAGAAGGTACTCAGGTTAAAACTATTCGCTTTGGTCAACAGGGTGTCACTGGCGATAAAAAGCCAACGGCACGTCAAGCGTCATTCAAAGCACGTCACGCAAAGAACATTGCAAAAGGTAAAATGTCTGCAGCATATTGGGCAGATAAGGTTAAGTGGTAACTAAAAAGGTGGGGACAATGCAAGAAACAATTTCGGTCGCCTGGTGCGACAATGGTATGGTCGATGGTAAGTTTACTCAGGGTATGATAGATGTTCTACTACACTCAGGGTTAAAGTTTGAAACCTCAGTACGCAGTCAGGGTAACCAGATTGGTCGTCAGAGGGAAACCATCGTCAAGTATTGGTATGAGAACAACAAGTCTGACTGGCTATTATGGCTAGACTCAGATGTTGTAGTTAGCCCAGAGAAGTTCAAACTATTATGGGATAACCGCGATGCGGAGACTAAACCTTTACTTACTGGTGTATACTTTACGACTGATACACCTGAAGAACCTTTAATGATTCCAATGCCTACGGTATTCGAGTTTGTTGAAGAAGAAGGCGCAGTTGGAATCAAGCGTTTACATCCAATGCCAGAGAACCAACTGATTCAGGTTGGCGCAGCAGGTATGGGCTTTGTGCTCATGCACCGTAGCGTTATTACTAAGATTATCGAAGCAGTACCAAATGCTCCAATCTTTACAGAGGTTGGCGTAGGAAAACAATTTATGGGAGAAGATATTTATTTCTTCGCCCTATGCGACAAAGCAGATGTACCAGTATGGTGCCACACAGGAGCAACCGTTCCACATATGAAGCGGTTCTCATTTGATGAACATTACTACAAAGCATTCTTTGGAGCAGGAAAAGAAGAAAAGAAGTCTAACTTAGTACTTCCGAAACGTTATCAGAAGGGTTAACCAATGGCACTAGGCAAAGCAGGAAGCAGTCTTGCAGCAGAACTTAATAGGCTTGCTGGCACTACAGGACTAGAAGAACAAGGCGCTGCGAATGCCTACGCTGGCACTACTGGTCTGGCTACAGTAGGGGCACTTAACATTAAGGTATCAGGCTCTAGAACTAGAGACCAGTTCAAAGATATTGATGGTGTATGTAATGAACTTGCTGGAACAACTGGGTTAGCAGCACCTGCTGCGTTAAGGAGCATAAATCTATAATGGCTACTCTAACTAATATGATTGATGAAACACTTATCAATTTAGCAGGTTATACATTTCAGCAAGACCGTTCAACCTATCTTGCTACTGCAATATCAACCACAACGTCATCAAGTGCTTCTCCTTTGATTATGTCTCTAGGCTCAACTGATTCAGTTGGTAAGGGTATTGTTGAAATTGAAGAAGAACTACTGTGGGTAGATAACTATGACCGCATCGCTAATACAGCAACTGTGGCTCCATATGGTCGTGGCTACCTAGGCACAACAGCGGCAACACATGCTGCCGATACCAAGGTAACTATCTCTCCTACCTTCCCACGTCATAGCATTAAGCGTGCTATCAATGATACTATCCGTTCGCTTGGCGCAAACATCTTTGCTGTAAAGACAACAACCTTTACATTTAATTCGGCAGTGTCAACCTACGCATTTGCCAACATGAACATCAAGAACATTATCACAATATCATGGCAAGAGATTGGCCCATCAAAAGAGTGGCGTCCAATTCGTCGCTGGGACTGGGACCCAACTGCTAATCCAGAAGCCTTTGGCTATACAACTGGAACTGATATTGTTCAGACAGTTACATTAGGTGAGGCTCCCATCTCAGGTCGTACAGTTAAGGTTACTTACGCGACTGACCCAGAAGCATTTACCACTAATGCTCAAGACTATGCCACTCAAACAGGCTTGCCAGAATCAACGCGGGACGTAGTGATTCTGGGCGCAGCCTACCGTTTACTTTCATTCCTAGACCCAGCACGTGCTGCTCAAGTTAGCCCACAGGCTGATGAGACAGATAGCAAGCGCCCATATGGCGCATCACAGTCTGCCACTAAACAACTGTACGCACTTTACTCACAGCGCTTGAATGAAGAAACAAAAGCACAACAACAAAATTATCCTCCTAAAGTCCACTACTCCCGCCGATAAGGACCAGCAATGACAACTAGAAAATACTCGTCCCGCTCACAGCAAACCACCCTCAGTGCTGCTTTGACATCTAGCGCAACAACAACAACTGTTGTATCAGGTTCATCTCTTCTCGGTGGCGTAACCGTCTCTGCTGGTGAACTTTTTACAATTGTAATTGACCCAGATACAGCCCTTGAAGAAATTGTAGATATATCTGCTACCAGCGGCAATACACTTACAATTGTTCGTGGTGTTGATGGTTCAACTGGTGTAGCCCACTCTGCTGGCGCAATAGTACGCCATATGGCAATTGGTCGCGACTATCGCGAAGCCAACACTCACATCGAAGCAACAACAGGACACGGCGCTACTGGCGCTGTAGTTGGTACAACTAACACTCAGACTTTAACTAATAAGACTTTAACTAGCCCAACTATGACAGCGCCAGTTCTAGGAACTCCAGCATCTGGAACACTTACTAATGCTACTGGATTGCCTTTAACAACAGGCGTAACTGGCACACTGCCAGTAGCCAATGGTGGTACTGGTGTAACAACCTCAACTGGTTCTGGAGCAAATGTTCTTGGCACTAGCCCAACAATTGCTAGTCCAACCATTACTGGCACGGGAACTATTGCTGGTACCTTTACAGGCAACTTAACTGGCAATGTAACTGGCTCATCTGGTTCTACAACTGGTAATGCTGCTACTGCAACTGCTCTAGCAACTGGTCGTACATTCCAACTAACTGGAGATGTAGAGGCAAGCGGAGTCACCTTTGATGGTACAGGTAACGTAAGCCTGACCACAGTTATTGGTACTGGTGCTATCGTCAACGCCGATGTTAACTCATCTGCTCAGATTGCTTACAGCAAGATTAACGCAACTAACAGCATCGTAGATGCTGATGTAAATGCTTCTGCTGCTATTGCTTGGACAAAGATTGCTCCATCATCAACAGTATCTGCTACTGAACTTGGATACCTAGACGGTGTTACTAGCGCAGTACAGACTCAGTTAGATGCTAAGTTAGCAACTGCTACAGCAGCAAGCACATATGCTCCGCTGGCAAGCCCAGCGTTGACTGGTGTTCCTACTGCTCCAACTGCTACTGCTGGTACGAATACTACTCAGGTAGCAACTACAGCATATGTAGGTACAGCAATTTCTAACCTAGTCGCTGGTGCTCCTGCAACTCTTGATACTCTTGATGAGATTGCTGCTGCTATTGCTGACACAGGAAACTTCTCTGACACAGTAGTACTTAAGTCTGGCAGCACAATGTCAGGCGCACTTGCTATGGGAACTAACAAGATTACAGGTCTTGGTGACCCAACCAATGCTCAAGATGCTGCTACTAAATACTATATTGACAACACAGTTCTTGCTCCGTCTAATTTAACTGGTCCAATTACTTCTGTAGGGGCAGCAACTTCGATTGCTTCTCAGACTGGTACTGGTACTAAGTTCGTAGTTGACAATACTCCAACACTTATAACTCCTGTGCTGGGTGTAGCAACTGCTACTAGCATTAACGGAACTACAATTCCTACATCTAAGACTTTGGTTGCTACTGACTCAACTACTTATGTAGTGCCAAGCCAGACTGGTAACTCAGGCAAGTACCTGACTACCAATGGAACAGTTTCCTCTTGGGGAGCAGTAGATGCTCTACCATCACAGACAAGTAACTCAGGAAAATATTTAACCACAAACGGAACAGCCGCTTCGTGGGCATCAATCGTAACCGACCCAACACCTTCAGTATTTATGCTGATGGGTGCGTAACCTAAGGAGAAATACTATGGCTAAAAAAGTTCTTGGGCAATCAAACCCATCTGCAACTACACTAACAACTCTATACACAGTACCTTCTGCTAAAGAAGCAGTTGTATCAACTATTTCAGTGGCTAACTTGGCAGCAACTTCT